GTCACCAGCCATGGGGCGGAATCGATGCCGGAATCGTTCGGTTTCCATATCAACGTCGCGCCCATTCCGACCGCACGGTATGGCTCGGTTCGAATCCAGCTCCACCCTGTTATCAAAGGGAAAAACATCGCTGGCGTTATCCAGGAGGCCGGCGACCAGGTCGGCCGGGCCACGGTCAATTTCACTCCCGACGCGCTGTCAGCCAGCAAGCGGCAGTACCTGATGGGTGGGGGCATGTGGATGTACAACTCGAGCCATTCACCGACCTGCAACCTGGACGGCGGCATCGATCCGCCGATTTCCAGCATGTACGCCTCCATCCGCGTTGAAGCCTACGACGCCAATAATCTGGTCGGACCCGATGTGGTCCCGCTGCACTTCCTGGAGGTTTGAGCATGCTCCTGTATTTCACCCGCCTGACCGCCGCCGGTGAGGCACTGGTCGAGGAAGCCACCCGCACGGAAACACGTTTGCAGATCACGCATATGGCGCTGTGCGATGGTGGTGGCGTGCCCTATGAACCCAGCCGGGAGATGGAACACCTGGTCAATGAGCGTTATCGGGGCGAGGTCGCCATGGTGGCGAGCGTGCCTGGTGCAGCCAATCTGATTCACGCGGAAATGATGGTGCCCGGTGACAAAGGTGGCTTTACCTGCCGCGCGCTGGGCCTGTTCGCCGGCGCCACCTTGGTGGCGGTGGGGAACACCCCGCCCATGCCCCTGCCAATGCTGGGCACCGGCAGCGCTATCGTGTCCTCCATCAGCGCGGTGGTGCGGATCCTGGGTGTGGACGATGCGACCGTGGTGATCGAGATCGTGGCCGGTGACGCGACCCAGGCATGGGTGCTTAACAACTTCGCCACCAAACAGGATCTGCTCGCCTTGCCCAGCCAGGGCAACAAGCTGGTGCCGTGGGATATTCCTGCGCATCAGCAGCTCACCGCATTGTCTGCCCTGACCGCAATGGACCCGGCCCTGCTGCCCACACCGCCGGTGCAAAGCATTGATGGCCTGACCGTCACCTCTCCACCACCAGGCAGCGTGCTGGGCGCGGTGTTCGACGGCGCCCCGCCGGTGTCCGGGACCTACTGGTGGCTGCTGGATATTTCCGCCCTGACATCGGAATCCGTCTCGCAAGCCCAGGTACAGGCCGGCGTTTCAGCTTCTGACCTGGCCGACAATGACGGCATCATGGTCTACGCCCTGGCAGGTAATGTGCAGGTGACCAGTGAGGCGCTGGGTGCCATGACGCCGATCTCGGACAACGCGATATTTTTCGAGGTCGATTTCACCGCCAATACCCTGCGCGTGGCTGTGGCTTCGATCAGCTATGACCAGACCACCGTGCTGCCCTTCCCGCTTGCCGACGCCCTTTACGGCATCACGGGCATAGGGCAATGGACGGAAGATGTCGCCCTATCAGTTTCCGTGGATCCTGCTGAACTGGCCGCGTACTCGCCCAGCGAGGGCAGCCAGCCCATGCAAACCGTGTCCACCCATCTGCCCGAAGATGTGTCCGAGGGCGACCTGTTGGCGATCACTGCACCGGGCCAGTATCAGGGCACCGCGTATGCCGTTGACGATGTGGCCATGGTGCTGGACCTGACCGGCGGCAAACTGGCAAAGCTAACGGATGGCACCAGCGACGATGTTCCCGAGGAACCACAACTCTCGCCGCCGGACATGGGGATTCTAAAGATAGATTATGTGCGGACCACGATCCCCCCGGAGGCAATGCATATCGACGAAAACGCGCTGACGTTGTTCTTGCCTTCTGCGTTCAATGTCGCTGCCCCTGCCTGGGCCGGCGCGCTCGAACTCGAACCCGGCGACGTGATCCGCCGGATCGGCGAAACTGTGGAAAAAGTGCCCATGCCACCCGAGCAAAAGGTGGTGGTCGAATTGTCCAGAAAGATGAGCGGCGGCGGCGCTATTTTTGCGTCGGTAGTGTTGCAAAATCTGTCGGCCTACCCGCACGTCCATGCCGAGCGCAATGCGCCGATACTGGACGCCATTGGCGACCCGCTGCTGTATTCGCTCGCTGATGTCATCACAGGATCGGGATGGAGCGTTTCGACTGAACTCCGCGACCATATTCTGAGCGAGGCCGGAAACACCGAACTCACGGTGGTGAAGTCAAACCTGCGCGACACGCTGCGCGGCGGATGCGTGGTTGTCTCGGATGCCGGTGGCAAAATCGTTGCGTTCAACAGCTCCCTGTCCCGCCGCCTGGGCGGCATTCAGTCTGCCATTGGCGGCGGTGTCATCTACACACCGCTGTCCTTTTCTCGATCAGGGCGCCGGATTTCATGGGGTACAGGCACGCAGGTAAAAACCCTCGACCTGGATGCCGGCACTCTCACCAGCGTGAACGTCGCCAACGGTCAATTTCGCTGGTGTGGCTGGCATCCCGGCAGGGAGGAACTGTATGTCGTCAGCGGTGGCATCAACCGTGTGTGGAAGATCGGCGGGGGTGGCGGCACCCTGTACCCGGCGTATCCGGCCGACCCGGCCTACCCGGCAATGGGCCAAGGCGCGTTCTCCCCGGACGGGAAATATCTGTTTGCCGGCGGCGGCGCCCCGTCATCCACCTCGCCGGGTGCTGGCAACGCCATCTATGTGGTGGATCTGGACACCTTTGCACACCATGCGTTGATTGCCGAACCGGGATGGTATGGCCCCGGCATCTTCGATGCTTACCAGATCGGCAGCGACTATTACGTCGCCAGCGCAACACGCTACTACGATTCGTCTGTATTCCTGTACGGGCTGACAGAGGACGCGGTGGTCAGAAGTTTCACACTGGACACTGAGCACTTGGTTGAAGGGATTGCCTTTATCCCTGACAAGACTTACCTCGACAACACGGACCATGTTATTGCTATCGCCTACAGCAACACGGTCACACCGGACGGCGTGGTGGTGAAAATGTACGATGTGGAATCAGGCAGCGAACTTGGCTCCATTGCAGTCGATGTCACACCGGGCATTGCCGCGAACGAGACACTGCTCCGCGCGTCGCCGGACGGACAATATCTTGCGGTGGGTGGCTCGCATATTATCGATGTGCAGGATCCGACCTTGCCGGTACTGACAGACCTCGGCGGCCAGCCCGGCGTGCTCACCTGGGCGCACGTCGGGCGCTGAAAAATCCGCACACCAAATACTCCACGCACGCCATAACTTTACTCACTCGCCTGTTTGTATTTGCGACAAATACAAACAGGCTTTGATGTTCGCTCCCGGCAACGTGTGCAACATGGCCTCAAAGTGTCCCCGACCTGCGAGGCCCACATGCCTGATCAATATCACCACGGTGTCCGCGTCATTGAAATCAACGAAGGCGCGCGCCCCATCCGCACGGTGGCCACTGCCATTATTGGTCTGGTCGCCACCGCGTCCGACGCCGATGCCACGCTTTTCCCGCTGAACAAGGCGGTGCGGGTTTCCAATATCCGCGCAGCGCTGTCCGGTGCCGGCACCGAGGGCACACTGAAAAAAGCGCGGACCGCCATTTCCGAGCAAACCAACCCGATCATGGTGGTGGTGCGCGTACCGGAAGGCGAAGACGACGCGGCCACCACGTCGAATGTGATCGGCGATGTGACCGATGGCCAGTACACCGGCATGAAAGCGCTTCTGAGTGCGCAGGCACAGCTCGGGGTGAAGCCGCGCATCCTCGGCGCACCGGGTCTGGATAACCAGGCAGTGACCACCGCCATGGTGGAGATCGCACAGTCACTGCGGGGATTTGTCTACGCCAGCGCCCTCGGGGCTGGGGTCAGTGAAGTGCTGACCTATCGTGGAAACTTCGCCGCACGCGAGGTGATGCTGATCTGGCCGGACTTTATGAGCTGGGACACCCAAGCCAACGCGGACGCCAAAGCCTGGGCGGTGGCACGGGCATTGGGACTGCGCGCCAAGATCGACCAGGACACAGGCTGGCACAAGACCTTGTCGAACGTGCCCGTGAACGGCGTCACCGGACTGAGCAAGGACGTGTTCTGGGATCTCCAGGATCCGAACACCGATGCCGGCCTGCTGAATGCCGGCGACGTCACCACATTGGTCCGTCACAACGGGTTCCGTTTCTGGGGCAGCCGCACCTGCTCGGATGATCCGCTGTTCGCGTTCGAGAGCTACACCCGCACCGGACAGGTGCTCGCCGATACCATGGCCGACGCTCATATGTGGGCGGTCGATAAAGACCTGCATCCGTCGCTGGTGAAAGACATCCGCGAAGGCGTGAACCGCAAGATGTCGTCCCTGACCAGCAATGGTTACCTGCTCGGTGGCGGTGCCTGGTACGACGACACCGTCAACACGCCCAGCACTCTGAAAGGCGGCAAGCTGTGGATCGACTACGACTACACACCTGTTCCCCCGCTTGAAAACCTGATGTTCCGGCAGCGGATCACCGACCGCTACCTGATTGACTTTGCTGCGGCCGTCAACGGCTGATCCTGACCCGACCCGGAGAACGACATGGGACTGCCCCGCATTCTGAAAAACATGGTCATCTTCGCCGATGGCAACAGCTTCGCAGGCGAAAGCGAGGAGATGACACTGCCGAAGCTGACCCGCAAAACCGAAGCCTGGCGCGGCGGCGGCCTGGGTGGTGCGGTGCATGTGGATCTCGGCCTGGACGACGATGCGCTCAAGGCTGAGTGGACCATTGGTGGCTACCCCACCCAGATCCTGCGGCAATTCGGTGCTATCGGTGTCGACGGCGTGCTGCTGCGCTTTGCCGGCGCCTTCCAGCGTGATGACAGCGAGCAGATCGACGCGGTGGAAATAGTCCTGCGTGGGCGCCACCAGGAGATCGACCGGGGCGCGCTGAAAGTCGGCGAGCGTAACGGCACCAAGATCATCACCCACTGTGTTTATTACAAGGAAGTGCTCAACGGCGCGACGTTGGCCGAGATCGACGTGCCCAACATGATCCACATCATCGACGACGTTGACCTGCTGGCCGAACAGCGCCGGGCAATAGGCCGCTGATTCCCATCGGCGGTGCGCAACGGTGCGCCGCCTATCTCACCGTAACGGAGGCAACCCATGGCAACAAAACCCGCTGATACCAACGCAACCGATGACGCTGCGCAGGTCGCAGACCAGGCCGGCCACGTCCAGCAGGAATCCGACACGCAGAAGTACGTCACCCTGGACGACCCCATCAAGCGCGCCGGGCAAACCATTTCCCGCGTACTGGTGCGCAAGCCGCAATCCGGCGAGCTGCGCGGTGTGTCGTTGATGGACCTGGCGAACCTCGACGTCAACGCGCTGATTACCGTCATCCCCCGTGTCACCACGCCGATGATCCACAAAGAGGAAGTGGCCCGGATGGACGTCGCCGACTTGATGCAGGTCGGCGCGCAGGTGGCCAGTTTTTTGGCGACGAAGGAAGCCAAGGCGGCCTACCAGAGCGCGTAGAACCTGTGATGGCGAACATCGCCGCGATCTTCCACTGGCCGCCGCCTGTCATGGACGTCATGGGCGTGACGGAACTGATGGCATGGCAGGAGGAAGCCAGGCGACGGAGTGGCAGCGACAAGTGATGTTTGCTATGTTCGGGATCCACCCTTTCACGGAGCACCTGCATGCTGACGATTCTGGGCATCGCCTTCATCACTGGCGTTGTGCTGGGGCTTCTGATCATGCTGGTGCTCGGCATCGAAGCCCTGGTCATGACGGTGCTGCATCAACGCATCTGGCCCGAGGGCAACGCCCCCGCCACTTTCGCCGCCCGCCGCACGGACGCCTACGCGCACCTGCACCGGCGCCTGAGCGCCGCTGTGCAGCGTCAGAAGGCCCGCGACGCCAAAGCCTGGGCGAAGCACTGCCCAACACTGACGCGCGCCGTGCAGCGCACCACAAGGCCCGACGTCTAAGCCTCTATCCCCCTGCTGTTGGCTGGCTGCGCCCGGCGTATGCTGACGCCTACCGGGAGCACCCGGTATGAGCGATCACGCTTTACAGCTTCGCGTGCTGTTCCGGGGAATGGATCAGCTCACCGGCCCCCTGAAACAGGTCACCGCCCAGGTCAAGCAGACCCGTACCCAACTGCGCGAACTGGAACAGACACAAAAGCAGGTTTCCGGCTATCGCACGCTGCAAAACCAGCTCACGGGCACCGGCACGGCACTTGACCAGGCACGGCAGCGCGCCCGTGCGTTGCAGCAGGAGCTGATCGCCACTGAACGTCCCACCAAGGCCATGCGTACCGCGTACACCGCCGCTGTGCGCGAAGTACGCAGCCTGACCACTGCGCAGCGCAACCAGACCCAGCAACTGACGGGCCTGCGGCAGCAGTTGAATGCGTCGGGCATATCGACATCGAACCTCAGCACCCATGAACGCCGGCTCGCCGATAACATCTCCCAGGTCAACGCCAGGCTACGCACGCAGCAGACCGAACTGGACCGGCTGACGTCGAAACAGCAGAACCTGCAACGCCTGCGGGAACAACACGGCCGCGACATGATGCGCGTGGGCATGATCGGCGGTGCGGGTTATGCCGGCGTCGCGGCAGGCCGGCGCGGCCTGTCAGGCATGTGGGGCCTGATCTCGCCGGGGAACGACTTCAACTTCGCCATGAGCGAGGTGCAGGCGTTATCACGCCTTGACCGGAACTCTGCCGCGTTGGCAGCGCTGCGCGGCCAGGCGCGTTCGCTGGGTGCCTCCACGATGTACACCGCGACCGATGTCGCGGGTGGCCAGGCGTTTCTGGCCATGGCCGGTTTTACACCGGACTCCATTCAAGCCGCGATGCCGGGGCTGCTCTCGATGGCTTTTGCCGGCAATACGGATCTGGCGCGCACGGCGGATATCGCCAGTAATATTCTCGGCGGCTTCGACATTGACCCTTCGCAGATGCCGCGCGTTGCCGATGTGCTGACGAAAGGCTTTACCACCGCCAACACCAACCTCGAGATGCTCGGGCAAACCATGGAGTATGTCGGCCCGGTTGCCCGCGCCGCCGGCATGAGCCTGGAAGAAAGCGTGGCCATGGCGGGCCTGCTGGGCAATGCCGGCATCCAGGCCAACAAGGCCGGCACCACGCTGCGCGCCATGCTGCTGCGGCTCAGTTCGCCCGTCACCGGGGCCAAGGCCGCCCTACGTGAATTGAGAATCGAAGTCACGGACCTAAGCGGCAACGTGCGCAGCCTGCCGACGCTGCTATCGGAAGTGGCAGAGGCCACGGCCGGGCTGGGCACGGG